AAGAGCGAGAACACGTATCGCGCTGTGTCGGGGTCGGGAAGGGGTGCTCGACGTCGTAGTAGCACCCTGCCGCAAAGAGCATTGCCGCAATTAGGGCAACAAACACAAGTCCCAGCCGTGCCCCAAGCGCAAGCCCCTCTTTGTATTCACTTTTCATAGCGCCTCCTTACTTCTTGCTATTAAACCGCCAAAGAGCCTCGGGCTCGGCCCGAAGACCCGTGAGGGGCTGAGTCGTGAGACGAGGGTCTTGGTGCCGTGAGGCAGGCGCCACACTGTCCTCATTCCCATAGGGATCGCAAGAGTCACAGTACTCAGTACCGAAGGGAGCATCAAACTCTCTTCCACATGTCCCACAGTGTGCCTTTAACAGTTTCCTCATCATTGCCTCCTCTGTTTGTATCCCTACCGAGTGATAGACGTTTTCTGGTGAACCACTTCTATCTTCTCGATACGTAAGCAGAGCCCGTGCTCTTCTTTCCCACCGATATTCGGTAGGGATGTACCAAGAGTAGGCATGCTGTTTGTGATGTGTCAAGTGGGGATTTGTGGAGAGGGGTTATGGAGGGGGAGTTATGGGTTGTTGAGCATGAAGATGATAGTTATGTGTCGGAGAACATGGTCGTAAACATCCGCCCGCCCTGTACATAATGTCCCACTTCTCCCCACATCCCCACACTACGTGGTGTATATGCCAGAGTTACGCACGGAATTAAATGCAATATCATACAAAAAACGTTGCGCGCCAGCCATTTCCTGCACAAGAGTTATGGATATTACGTAATGAGTTATGCATCGTGCATAATAGGTATCCATGGTGAGTTATGCATCCCCAGTTATGGGCTGGAGTTATGCAGTCAGAGTTATGAATCTCATATAATGAGTTATGGGGGTCTAGTTCATCGGTTAGAACGCTCGGCTTATATCCGAGTAGTGCCAGGTTCGACTCCTGGGACCCTCACCACCCTAGTTATGCACGGTGAGTTATGAGTTATGCATAAAGAGTTATGAGTTATGCAAATTGAGTTATGGGTCTCCTATAACGAGTTATGTATCCCCTATAACGCTCTCCTTGGAAGTGAGATTGAGTAGCCCGCCCTGCACTGTTGGTGCTCATCGGAGCGTCCCTTATAAGATTACATAAGATTCTATTCGGTGGATTGACCCCCTCCCCATGAGAATATCTATATGTAGCCCCCGCCGTGGGGGAAAACAGAGGAGGGTCTATGGCACTGAACTGGTCAGTCAAGGCGGTCAAGAACGCAGACGACATCTGCTACTACACCGCTACGAAGAACCGCATCTACGACGGGGTAACCCGTGGTGAGGAGTATGTACACCCCACCACGAACGCCTTGGTCTGGGCAACGATGAGCGTCGGGCTCAACGAGATCACCGAAGCGAACATCGACGAATGGGAGAAGCGCATCGCGCTTGCCTACGCCGTCGCATGGATCAGCAAGTCGATGGTCTTCGCAGGATACGAAGATGACGGCAACATTAAGTGGGAGCCGCGCTTGATCACCCGAGCCGATCTGGTTAACCACATCGGTCTGGAGACGAACGCGTCCTATGAGTCGCCGTCGGCATGGCGTAAGCGCGTCATGGAGCGCATGGAGCAGGAGGGTCTGCGTGAACTGAAGCACGCCGAGAAGGACAACCCTGCACTCGATGCGATCACATGGGCAGAGAGCCTCGCCCTTCGGGACGATATCCGCAGCGGAAAGATTACCAAAGAAGAGGCAGCACTTCCCGAGAATCAGCCAGTGGGTTGATGGTACGGATGTGCTATAAATCGGGGAGGGCGGCACTTGTCGCTCTCCCCATAGGAAGGAGGCAACATGAGTATCGAGCAGTTGTTTGAGGATCAGAAGTCAGGGCGGCTACTCGCCGAGCGGCGCACGCTGCCCTTCGCAGACCACGATGCCCACTACCTCACAACCGAGATGATTGAGCCGTTGATCGGTTCGGTCATCACAGGCGGTGTGGTAATCGGCGATGGGTCGTCGGAAGACCCGCTTGTGCCAGTCCTGTTCGTCATGCAGGGCGGCAAGAAGTTCAGCGTCATCATCTCGTCAGACGATGAGGTCAACGATGGCGGTCGTATCCTATTTGAGCGCGGCACCTACATGATGGTTGCCGCTTCGGAGGTGAAGTAAATGTGGGAAGTCATTCACACAGAGGAACTGCGTGCTGACCGCACGCTGACAGTTTTCTACCGCGAGTCGGAGAACTATGACAGGTCCATCCTGTTCGAGACGAATGTGGACGGCTTGTACATCTCCTACTACGGAACGGCGCGTGATGCCATCACCGCTGAGAATCGCATCACACAGGTCTGCTATGGGTGGGATGTCCTCATGAGTGAGGCAGACGACTTTGAGCAGCAAAAGTTGCGGGATGCCTTCTTCTGGTCGGTCCTTGAGAATCGGCTTGGAGATGACGGCTGCGCCCACTCCCCATACACCTGCGATCAGGTGCATCACGCAGCGCAGGTGCTGCTCAACAATGAAGAGTGCGAGGGGTGCGAGGTGTGCGAGTGGTCAGAGACCATTCACATCCCTGACGCATACCGTCCGTAAGGAGGCTGCTATGTGGGTACACAAAGATTGCACACTATCGAGGCAGCGGCTTGAGGGTGAGCGGCTTGGCATTACCTTGTCGGGTAATGTCTCCGTCACCTACACGCCGATGCTGACCGACGCTCGGTACTTCGGTATCGACGACGGCAACATGGGCGAGTACCGCAATGTCGGGTCAATCGAATGCGCTGACTGCGATGCGGCTCCGCTCGTCGAGTACAACTTCGACTTGGAGTTGTACAAGGTCGAGCAGGCTCTGAAGCAGGGCGACTATGAAAACATTGAGTGGAAGGAGGCTATCTAATGGCATACGAGATTGACGGCGTGGAGTTCACGCCCGAGCACGAAGAGCAGGGTCTGGAGTACGACTGCTTTGCGGTCTACAAGACCGTGGTGGTCACGGGCGGCATGATCGAGGGCGGTGTGTATGACACCGAGTACGAAGCGGTAGAGGCTGCTCGAAAGATTGTATTAGATTTGTACGGCTCAGAGGTGGGCTACCACTCGGACGAGTCGGGTGGGCAGGTGACTCGAACCACCGCAACGATGACCGAGGAAGAACTCTCCGAGGCGTTGATCGACCGTGATGATGTAGCGTTTGCCACGGTTGCCGAACGAGAGGTATTGTTCTCCTAGGGGGTAGGTATGTCTGTATCAGATTTAGCGTCAGACCTCTGGGATGGTCCTGATTACTCTGGGCAGTTCGACAACCTGATTAGGGGTTACGACAGGGATGGAGATTTTGGCGGTAACGCAGTGCGGTACGCCATCTTCTCCACCCTCAATGATGGTCCAGGTGCCATTGGGTATCGTCAAGCAGAGCAGATTGCACGCAGAGACTACGGTCTGACTGGGTGCACGAGAGAACCTTCTTGGGAGACAGGAAGCCCTACAGACAGCGGAGTGATCTTCACAGATTACACAAACAGTGTTGTGCAGCCGACAGTCGGCTCATGGCTGTCCCTGTCGCAATGGTTGCTCTGGTTCAAGGTTGGCTTCCTCGGGATGTAGCGAGCAAGGAGCCATGGTACGAGCAGGGGGTGGGACTTTATGGGTCTCGCCCCCTTTTCGTTGCCCAGAGCGCGTCAGGGAGCCCTTGTAGGCAGAGTTATGGGTCGGGCGAATGCCCGTAAGGGGTTATCCACCGAGTTATCCGCACCCCATATGTACTAGTAATAACTAGAAGTACCTATAAGTTACTAGGAGTTATTAGTCATACTGGTTATTTCTATCGTGTTCATAACTCGTGAGAGTTATGAACGGCGTTACGCTGAACAGTACGAGTTATTAGTACTCGAATGGATTGTTTGGGAAGAAAAAATACTCTTGGTATACACCGATTTTACAGGCTCAGTACCATCCGTCCAAGAGGAGTTATGAGTTATGAGTCATAAGTTATGCATCATGCACAACTTTAGTGCCCTAAAACCCCTGAATCTTGTGCAAAATGCACAAGATCGGTGGTAGCGGTGCTTGTGCTCAGCGTTCGGTGGATTCAGTTTATGGTTGTTGTATGTTCTTTGTAGTCAGAGGCGTCGGGTCTCTGACATGAGTGGGAGCCGTAGGCTTCCAAGAAAGAGGAGGTGCTGTATGGCACACGAAGTAGAGACGATGGCATTCGTCGGCAGTCGGGGTCTCCCGTGGCATGGTCTAGGCACGAGCGTTGAGGAACTGCTCACTGCCAAAGAGATGCAGACGGCAGCAGGTTTGGACTGGGTGGTCGAGGCAAAGCCAATGACCCTTCAGGGCACGAACATTGTCGTCCCAAACAAGGTGGCGAATGTCCGCGACACGGACAGCGCGGTCTTGGGTGTGGTCGGTAGCCGATACAAGGTCATTCAGAACCACGAGATGTTCTCGTTCGCTGACTACCTGCTCGATGCAGGTGCTCAGTTCGAGACCGCAGGGTCGCTTCGCGGCGGAGAAGTCGTCTTCGCAGCGATGGAGATCCCTTCGGAGCACATCGAGATCAAGGGCGACAACGGGCAGACGAAGTCGTATCTCGTTCTTGCGAACGGGCACAACGGACTCTTCCCCTTCCGCGCACTCGTGACTCCTGTCCGAGTGGTGTGCATGAACACGCTGAACGCAGCACTTGGTGATGCCAAGACTTCGTTCACGATTCGCCACACCGCAAAGGTCGAGGGCAAGATTGCGGAAGCCAAGCGTGCACTCGGCATCACTCACAAGGTGATGGACGAGTTCAGGGTTGGGGCAGAGAGCCTCATCCTCAAGAAGATGTCGGAGAAGGATGCGATCCGCGTGATCACTTCCATCTTCCCTCTGACCGAGGACGAGAAGCGAGACAAGAAGGTGTTCTCTGATCGCGCAGCGCAGACGCTGGCGATTTGGAAGAACGCCGAGAACTTGGAAGGCGTACGCGAGACGGCGTGGGGCGTGTGGAACGCAATCGGGGAGTACCTCGATCACGGCGTAGCGTATCGTGGCGGTCAGCGATCGACCGCAGCCGATGCGAAGGCATCGAGCATTGTTCTTGATACGGGCTTCGCGGCTCGCACCAAGCGACAGGCTCTTGCGCTTGTAGCGGCGTAATGTATTCGGGGGCGACGACGGAAACCTTCCCCGTCGTCGTCCCCGCTAACAAAGGAGGTTGTATGTACGAATGGCAGAAATACGAAGTGCAGATAAAGCGTGTCGACAGCGGCAGCAAGTCGTTGCAGATTACACAACCTGAAGATGTTCTTGCGTTGTTTGGAGAACACGCTAAGGAGCGAGACCAAGAATCGTTCTGGGTGCTTGCGCTTGATCACAAGAACCAATGCATCGGCATTCAGGAGTTGTACCGAGGGACAACGAACGGGGCGGCAATCCGCAACGCAGAAGTCTTTCGACTACCAATCCTGACGCAGGCTGCGTGTCTGGTGATTGTTCACAATCATCCGTCAGGACAGACGGAGCCAAGCGAAGAGGACATCGCGCTAACCGAGTCAATCTTCACTTGCGCTGTGCAACTGGACATTGACTTCCTTGACCATGTAATCGTTGCGGGTGATGAAGTACTAAGTTTGCGTCGACATCTTGCAACGAAAGATTACACAATCTGGCACAACGAAAGCCACATGGCTGGGGCGCGAGAGTTGATTGCGAAAGCAGGGCTGCGCGCATGAGTCAGAAGAAAGACATGGAGCAGTTTGTCCGACGGGCTCGGCGTCACGGGTGGCGCGTGGAACTGACGAACGGGGGGCACTACAAGTTCTTCCCAATCAACGGCAACACGCCAATCATTGCGCCGTCGTCCCCGTCTGGTGTCCGCTCAATAGCGAATACCAAGTCGAGGCTGAAGAAGGCGGGACTTCCGCTGTCGTAGTTATGAGTTATGGGTTATGAGTTATGAGTTATGAGTTATGAGTTATGAGTTACGCGTTATGCATAATGCATAATAAGTATCCATAACCCATAACCCGTAAGCCAAATCAACGAGCAGCCAAAGATTACACAATGTATAAGGAGAGTTCGGTGGATTCGACTTTCCTCTATGGCATTGTAAAGAAGTAGCGGGGATGTCCCGCAGTTTGGAAGGAGGAAGCAAATGCCTAACTGGTGCGCGAATCAACTAGACATCATCGGAGCCGAGGCAGAGGTGTTTAGGCTTATCGAACTGGTCAAGGGTGAAGACGATGGGTTCGACTTCGCCAAGATTGTCCCAGTCCCAGACAACAAGTTCTACGCAGTCAACGAAGGTCAGAACGATTTCCTTTGTGGCTGCCACCCAGAGTTCGTCATCACCAAAGCAATGGTGAAGGGAGCCGAGGGACACGAGTACGAGGCGGATCACGGCTTCGAGCCGCAGGAAGGCTACTGGGCTGTCGATGGCTTCCCAGTCGTGAAGAAGAATCTCGACAACGGAACAATCCAAGTCGTCGTGGAGAACATGTTTGGCGGATCGGAAGTCTGCCCAACGCACGACGAACCAAAGATTTCTTCGCACCCAGACTGGTGGTACAACTGGAATGTGAAGAACTGGGGTTCCAAGTGGAACTGCGGTGAGGTCTGGCACGACCGAGTAGACAACGGACAGACAATCGAAGGTGAAACCTCATACAACTTCGACACGGCGTGGTCGCCTGCCGAGCCTGTGGTTGCTGCTCTTGCCGAGCAGTTTCCAACGCTCTCCATTACGCATCGCTATTGCGAAGGCGGTATGGGGTTCGCAGGTCAGGTGGTCTACCTCAGCGGCGAAGAGGTCTCTCGTGATGAATACGAGTTTGGCGATTCGTTGCCAGACGAGGCGTACATCGTGGAGGAAGAGGGTCGTCGTGGTTATGAGCGCGACTATGACAAGGTTCCTGCGAACGCGATGGAGGTGTTCTGCGATGAGCACTTCGGCGGGATCGTCGGGGGTTGAGTTATGAGTTATGGGTTATGGGTTATGCCTAATCCATAACGCGCACTCGCAAGATCACATAAGAACAAGGGGAGTCAGGCTTCGGCTTGGCTCCCCTTTCTTGTTTCTGGCGTTTCGGTGGAATGATAAGCACCCTATGGCATAGTGTTGTTGTGAGGGGCGTTCCCTCGTAGTTGGAAGGAGGCACACAAATGGCAGAGCGAGTAAACGGCAAGTGGCTCGTCGGGCGAGTCGGCGTTGATGCGGGGATGGTGATGGTCGGCGACCCTTGCTACCTCGACACCTACGGCAAGGAATCATCCGACGGATTCCAATGGGTCGAGTCCGAGGTTGATGCTCAAAAGACCAAGCAGAAGTACGACTACTCGTACAGCGGTGCGTGCGCCGCAACGCTCGGCGAGAACAGCGCGGGTGAGTTGGGTCGGGCAGCAGCGGTAGCGGTGAGCAGCGGCTACGGCGACGGCGTGTATCCAGTTTACGCGCACTACAACCACGAGGGTCGCATTGAGCGTCTCGAAGTGGTGTTCGTCAATGACGACGAGGAGGAGGATGTCGAGGAGGATGAAAAGGAGTACTCGTGCCACGAGTGCGACACAGACCTCACAGAAGACGAAGTGACTTGGGCAACGGAGGATGGCGTTCTAACGATGAACGGCAATCCGTACTGCGACGGTTGCTTGCCAGAAGAGAAGGAGGAGGACTGATGAGCGGACAGATGGACAACTGCGGCGAGTGCGCCGCCGTTCTTTTCTACGATGACGAGAAGGTCATCGGCACTTGGAACGGCGAACCGAATACGCGGTTCGACCTGCTTGATTTCGAGCAGTACAAGGATGGAGTGCCAGAGGGCTACCTCTTGTACTGCTTGGACTGCGCTCCGTGTGAGTGCGGTCTCCATCCAGACTTGATGTCTGATAGGACAGCGGTCAAGGAAGGGTGGTGTTTCAGCCCCGACTGCGATGGGGAAATCGAAGCGCACAAAACAGACGATCATCCGTGTAGTCATTGCTTCAATCCGAAGTTTGACTGCGCGTGTAGCAAAGAGGAGGTGAGCAAGTGAGCGCATCGGTAGAAGTGAACATTACGGTCAAGGGTGTCAGTCACGAGAAGAAGGATGCGGTGGTCTCTGCCGTACACCTTGCGCTTCTCGGGACTGGACTCCCAGACGCAGCATCAGATAAGAACGCGATGTTCGGTGCTGATTACACCTTCGCGGACACGAGCGAGTGGGAGGGATACCCGACCTACTCGTTCGATGTCTACACGAAGTCGTTGTCAGTCGCGTGGGATGTTCTGTCTGATCGCTTCGGCGAGAAGATTGTTGAGGCGGTGTACGCAGCAGACCCAGAAGCAGAGGCTTCGGTCTATGTGTACAACCTCGACAGGGAACCAGACTACGAGACGCACACGGTGGCGCAGAAGACCGTAGGTGCTCTGTGATGGGCAAGAAGGTTGTCCTTGACGAGACGGTCGTCATCGGCAAGTTGAAGAGTGGAGCCAAGCAGCGAGACATTGCCGCAGAGTTCGGCGTGTCTCGCCAATGGGTCTCGCAGTTCGCAAAACGCAACGGTCTCGGTCAACCGAAAGCAGGGCGACCATCCCGATACGAGCACGAGAAGATTGTGTTGATGTTGAAGGGTGGGATGTCCTACGACGAGGTTGCTTCGAAGATTGGTGCTCAGAGCGGCACAGCGGTTCGCGCTGCTATCGGCTACTACAAGCGCAAAGCAAACTAGTTATGAGTTATGGGTTATGCGTTATGGGTAATGCCTAATGCTCGACCCTTACCGATACCCGCCCATCCAGAGATTGCTCAATAACTGAGTAGCCTCTGGTTGGGTGCGGTTCGGTGGATTCAGTTCTAGGGTGTGGCATTGTAGTAGTGGAAGGAGGCAGTCAGATGGATTCGGTTCTGTATGTAGTAGCCGTTTGGATCGTAATGTTGTGGTTGATGTCCAAGAAGTAAGGAGGTGTGTATGGGATTCGCAATCGTGATTCGGGCAGACAAGACTCGTGCCGAACTCGTGCCGTTTGAGGATGGTTCGTACGAGGCAATCAACAAGACCATTGACGCGCAGTACACCGACATCATTGGGGTTGGCTCAATGCGCGGTGTGAGGTGGCTGATGGTTGGGGACTCCGTTCGGGAGTTCAAGCCAGAGATGCCAACGAACGAGTGGGCAACGCTGCTTCGGATGTTCTCAAACGGCGGCGGCAACGATGTGAAAGGTGATGTCGTGCTGTTCGCCAACACGGAAGGTCTGGCGGGTCGCCCATTGAGCGAGCAGGAAGCGCGCGACCTGTGGGCAATGTTCTCGGCACGAAGCGGGTCGTTTGACTCGCAACTCGTAGCCACAGCGTAAGGAGGTAGACGATGGGTCAGTATCACTCACTCTTCAATCTAGACAAGTTGGAGGTTGTGAATCCGCACGACCTCGGCTTCGGAGCCAAGCAGCGTGAGCACTCAGGACACGGCGGCGGTTCGCTTGCCGACATCCTGTATGTGCTCTGTGCCTACAAGGAGGCACGCGGCGGCGGCGACTGGGCGAACGACAACTCGGACTTCCCTGAGTTCACGAACGGCGTGTTCAAGGGGCGTTGGCACGGCGACCGCGTAGCAGTCATCGGCGACTACTACGAGGAGAGCGACCTGCCAGCGGGTTGGGCTGAGGCGTTGAGCGACATCGGTGAGCCGACGAAGTTCAAGGACATCTCAGACGAGATTCGCCCCTTCGTGGACAAGTTGTTCAACGAGGATGGCAAGTACGATTACCGCAACCTGAGTCAGCAACTCGCTGACCTCACAGCGGCGAAGTAGACTACGAGGGGGGCGGCACTCGCCGCTCCCCTCGCAGGAAAGGAGAACAAGATGTACGGAGAACAAGCGAACACTTGGTATCAGATTCACACGAACGGAGCGGTCACAACCTTCGCTCGCTTCTACGAAGGGAAGAGCGATGCAGGTGCAACGATCTTCGTCTTTGAGAAGATGCAGGCGGACAGCGTGAACAAGTTGATTGAGGTCTTCGGCGAAGAGGAGTACGACGAACTCACGGCGGCAATCAACCGCGTGAAGATTGCGCGAACTCTCGCTGAGTAATGAATCCGTGCCGCGTGCAGGGCGGCTAGTTGGCAGATTGACGAACTGCCCGCGACGATAAGGTCTGGCTCTTGGGCTCCTAACCAGAGAAGGTAGAGTCAGCAGCAACTAGGCGAGAGCCGAAGGTTGCCTCCGCAAGGGGATAAGCGTCACAGCCGCGACAGGCTTGGGGAGTCGTACCAGATGTGGTGTCTGGTGCGGCTCCCCTTTTTTGTTATGGGTTATGAGTTACGGGTTATGAGTTACGAGTTACGAGTTACGAGTTACGAGTTATGAGTTACGCAATACGCGTATAGCCGCGCGCGACCTGCTTCCCGTATCCCGTGCCAAAGAGTTGGCACAAGTCAGGGCGATGATTGCGGCGCATCAGAGTTCGGTGGATTCACCATAGAGGTCTGGCATAGTGAACAAGTCAGGGAGATTCCCTGCGTAGCAAGGAGGTTCAGATGGAGCACGAACAAGTGGTCAAGGTGATGCGCTCGGCGAAGGGTCGCTTCGTCAAGGTCATCACGGAAACCGCAGCGGTCAGTCCTGCTGAGATGGCTCGGCGCATCGCTAAGGCTGCGGCAAGCGTCGCACCTGACGCGAAGGCGGCGATTCCGATGGTCAAGACTCTGAGCACTCGCACCGATGAGCGCGGGTGGACAATCAGCGTCGTTCAGATTGTCGGTCAGTTGGACAAGCACTACGGCGAGGATGGCTTCCACATCGGCAAGGATGGCGGGTTGTCGTTCAGCCTCGTCGGTGGTGCGCCAGAGGAATACGGCTTCGCTACGGCGTGTCCGTACTCTGGCAAGGAGGGTGCGTCGTGCGAGATGCGCGGCAAGCGACACGCGCACCGCTCGGTGAACGCAGGGCGCGTTCAGGAGATCATCATCGCAGGCGAGTCGTTCGCCTGACGGCAAGGGGAGGCGGCGCAAGCCGCCTCCCCGCTTCGGTGGATTCACTAGCCGTGTGTGGCATAGTGTAGTAGTCAGGGATTCCTGACGAGTAGCGAAGGAGGTTCAGATGGGATACGCAACGGCACTCGGTATCGCAGAGTCAGGGTTGGACTTGGACTTGCAACTGCATTGGCACTTCACGAGCAACTGCTACCCGCCAATCCCGCTGATGATGATTGCACCTGCGAAGGCGGCAATCGCACTCGCGGAGAGCGGCGAGTCTGACGAGATGGTGCAGATGCCTGATGGTGCGGAGCATCGCAAGTACGGATCACAAGTCCCTGCGTGGGTGATGATTCAGTCGCTTCACTTGGAAGCGTTCATCAGCAACGAGCAGTAGTGCGGAGGGGAGAGGCGCAAGCCTCTCCCCGACGCGGAAGGAGGAGCAATGAGCAAGCCAACGGAGTCTATGGAGTGCGACTTCTGCCACAATCAGGCAGCGTTCATCGCAGACAACAACGCAGCAGAGCACGCTTGGGCGTACTGCGAATCGTGCGAGGAGAAGCGCGCTGAGAAGTACGGCTGCGCGATGATTCTCTCGGAAGGCGCGAGTTGCGAAGACGGCATCTGCGGCTGCGGCGGAACAGGAGTCCTATGAGCACGAAGGTCTGGTGTGAAGATTGCGAGAGAACGGAGATTGTCTGCGAGTGTGTGGACAACCCTGAGCGAGATAATGCGTGCTACGAGTTGGAGCAGTCAGAGAACTGCGAGCACCCGCAGGAGAGTTAGGGGTTATGGGTTATGCATTATGCGTTATGCATAATGCTATACCCGTACCCGTATCCCCCCTACCACCAACCAGAAACCAATCCACCGAACTGATGATGGTACGGATTCTCGTTCGGTGGATTCATCTCTGGCGTGTGGCATTGTGTAGAAGTAGCGGAGATGTTCCGCATAGCAAGGAGGTGCGTATGTGCCGTATGTGTGGTTCGGATGATGTCGTCATCAGCGGCGAGGATGTCGCTCTGGTGTGCGAGAGTTGCAAGGAGATTGCTTGGGCAATCTCAGATGCCGTGCAAGCAGATGCGTGGCGAGAAGCAGAGGAGGTGGCTCTATGAGCGGCAAGGGATTCTGGTCAAAGGTGAACGCAGCGATGCGAGAGATTGACTCATCTTCGGTGATGTTTGTCTTCGGTCATACCGAAGCGAGCCGATGGTGCTGTACCTCGTGCTCGGCGGCGCAGGGCTTCCAGATGTGGAAGGAGTACGCCGAAGACGAGAAGGCAAAGGCAGAAGAGAGCGGCAACGACTTTGACGAAGGCTTCTACGACGACGCGATGTTCGTCTTCTACCACGACCAAGACCACAATCGGGGTGCGACCGATGTGTATCTTGGGTGGTCAGGGAAGGACACGCCAAGCATCGTTCAGCACTTCTTCCGCAAGCACGGACTAGAAGTCGTGTTGCCGCCAGACGAGCACACGAAGATTCTGGTGAAGGAGCCGACTCTTGTCGCCGTGTGAGCACGGCAGCGTGCGATGGCTGCACCAGAAGAAGGAGCAGGACTGCGGCGAGTGCAGCAGGGATGGCGATCCTTGCTCGCTCGTCGTATGTACTGAGTGTGGCGAAGAGATGCTCGGTGAACTAACTGACGCGCAGCAACGATTCTTGCAGGAAACTGCATAACAAGAAGGCGGCAGGGCTTCGGCTCTGTCGCCTTTTTTGTTGCAGTTATGAGTTATGGGTTATGTGTTATGCATTATGTAATACGCACTACCCATACCCCATACCCGTATCCGCCAATGATTCTGGCAAGTCTGGCTCGGTTGGGGTGCTCGGTGCGATTCGGTGGATTCAGTTCGGGGGTCTGGCATAGTACATACATCGGGGAAGTTCCCCGCAGCAGAGGAGGTCTTATGGATAGCAGCACCGTTGATTGCGCCGCACCTCGTTGTGGTGAGGCGATAGAGGAAGATTACGCCGAGTACTCCAACATCTTGGAGGCGCAGATTTGCTCGGCGTGCTGGCAGTCCGATACTGAGCACGCTTCAATGGTCACGATGTTCACGCCAAGCGGCGAGGTGAATAAAGTCATCCTCGGCGACCTCGTGGCACTTGACCCTGAATACGGCGAGCCTGTTGACGCTTCCACTTGGAAGCGTGAGTGGCGCGCATCGTCGGCGTGGCGAGGTCATTACGATACGGTCTTCGTGAGCGGGTGGACTGAGGTTGAAGAGGATTTGTTGCTCTGGGGCGAGCGTACCGATGGGCAAGACCTCGGCGTGAAGATTCAGGCGGCGTGTGAAGATGGCACGCTACCGTGCGAGGTGACGGTCATCGCTGACCCGACCTCTAACCTCTTCGCGCAGGGGATTAGTTTCTGGGTGCGCGATGCTGACGCGATGACCTTCGCCGTGTGGGTGAAGGGCGACGCGGCATACGCGGGGGCGACCTCGCGCTAGGCGATACGCGACGACGCGCAATCAAGGGGAGTGGGGGCTTCGGCTCCTGCTCCCCTTTTTTGTTGCTGTTATGAGTTACGAGTTATGGGTTATGTGTTATGAGTTACGAGTTATACATTACCCATTACCCGTACCCGAACTCCCGTATCACCGCTCCACAATCCTGCTGACCCTGACCTCGTGCCGTGGCGCACCTCGTCGGGGAGTTCGGTGGATTCATCGCAGGGGTGTGGCATTGTGAAGGTAGAGGAGGTGCTGTGATCACTTCCCAAGTGAGGAGGTCTTATGACCGACACACAGAAACTAACGGACATCCTAGCGGAGGCACGCCGCAGCGCGGAGCGCGCATCGTCAGCGGCGCAGGATGCCGCATCCGAGGCACAGGACGCGCAGTCCTACGCTGACTCGGCAAGTGATTCGGCGGGTTCTGCTGAGTCGCACGCTGATGAGGTTCAGGAGGCTCTGGACTCGGTTGAGGAGATGGTCGCTGAGGTGGTCGCTGAGAACGAGCGACTGACCGCAATCATCGCCAAGATTCGCACCGCCCTTGATGGGTGGGACGCTGCGGATGAGGTCGCTGACCTCATCGCTGAGGCGACAGAAGTAGTCGCCTAAACAATCGGCGGACGGCGGCGGGGCTTCGGCTCCGTCGCCGCGAGCCACATAGGAGGGTGTATGAATCGGAGAAATGTTGAGAAGATCGCCATCCCAGAGCACTCCGTCCGATGGACGAAGCGTCCTGCTGCTGATGGTGATTGTTGCGAGAAGCATCGTCGTGAGAAGCGCGGTGATGATCGCAAGCGCGCTATTGCTGAGGCTCGCCGCGTGAAGTACGCGGAGCCAAGTGAGTGAGGTGTTGTACCTCGTCGCCGTCGCCGTCGTGATGGCGTGGCTGATGAGGGCAAAGTGAAGGAGGGCGGGTCGCTTCGGCGGCTCGCCCTTCTTTGTTTCTGGGGGTTATGAGTTACGGGTTATGCGTTATGTGTTACGAGTTACCCATTACCCATACCCGTATCCGTATCTCCATCACTCCGTATCCGCCCTGCTCTTGCCGTTGCCGCTCGGCTTCGCGTGCCGTTGCGGGCTTCGGTGGATTCACCGCAGGGGTGTGGCATTCTGTATTCATCGGGAGCGGCGATACCGCTCACACATTGAGGAGGTCGGTATGTCGTACCGCCATCTAATCGGCGAGCCCGTGCTCACCGAGGCGCAGGTTGAGAATCACATTCTCGCCATCGCCAAGAACATTACCGAATCACAAGAGCGCGGCTCTTGCGATTCCATCGCGGCGTGCGATTCACGCCTTTGCGTAGAGCGTCGGTTGCTCGCGGTTGAGCAACTCCGCCTCTATCTGGTTGATTCCCTCGCCGCAATCGCGGCAGAAGAAGTACACCAGAAGTACTACCGCTAGGCGACGGCTTCGCCTCACAACGGCGGCGGGGCTACGGCTCCGCCGCCAACACTAGGAGGTTGTTATGACGATTACGGCATCGCGTGTATGGCACAGCGGCGCGTGGGTTATCTCCGCTATGTATGCGGGATACCAAGAATCCATCACCTACTACGGATTCACCAAGCGCGAGGCGATGGCACGCTTCCGCGAGGAGATGAAGCGTAGGCGATACGCGAAGTAGGATTCGGTGGATTGCTCCCCGATGCGTGGCATAGTCTACTCATCGGGGGGCTTCCCCGTAGGAAGAAAGAAGGAGGCACACGATGGCAGGGTTGATGTATGTGATCCGCGCGCTAGAAGATGGCACGCATCGCATCGTGAAGATGGAGCGCGGCGAGCAGTCGCGCGGCTTACAGCCGATGTATGACGCGATCGGTTGCCAATATGTGGAGATGGTCGGGCGCGGCAATCTCGGCGGCGTACCCGTTGCGCTTCTGGTAGACGAGGAGGGGCTTCTCGTACAGAATCCGCGAATCAACCTCACCGCGTGCGATGTGTTCGCGGTCGCAACCAAGAGCGCGCCGATGTACCTACGGGGCGGCGGTTTGGCGGGCGATGCGGTACTCGTACACGATGACGAGTTGCGCGGCTTCACCGATGCGGAAATCGCCAAGATTGAGCGCGTGCTCAACGATGGCGGCTTCCCCCTCTACGAGGGGCGCACGCTCTAACAGGTCGCACACACAACGAGGGGGCGGGTCGCGGGGCGGCTCGCCCCTTCTGCGTTTCTGGGGGTTATTGGTTATGCGTTATGTGTTATGTGTTATGTGTATACCCGTACCCGTACCCGTACCAAACCAAACCAAACCAAACCAAACCAAACTCAGGCGCGCCCTTCGGAGTGCTGGTGGGGTTCGGTGGATTGGGCGGCGGCGTGTGGCATTGTGTAGATAGAGAGGCAAACGCTTCTCACAAGGAAGGAGAAACGAAATGCCGTACATCAAGGGACAGGGACACATTGAGGATGGTACTCCTTGCCTCGCCGATGAGTACTTCCTAAACGGATGCGAGGAGGATGCGGAAACCTTCATCCGAATCCACGATGGCTCGGAGGATGGAGTAAAGATTCCAGTCTGCGAGGATTGCGCCGAGGGCGCGAAGGCTATCAACTCCCTAGCAGGGCGATAGGGGCAAGGGGGCGGCGTTGCCGCCCCCAACTCCCCACAACGAAGGAGGCGCAACGATGGATAAGACGAAAGAAAATCTTTGGGTACAGATTCACACGAACGGCGGCACGACAACCTTCGCCCGATGGCGCAAGTATCCAGACTACACGCTCAATGTGGTTGAGTATCTCTTTGAGAAGATGTCGGTAGACACGACAACGCCACAGGGTAGCGTGGAGGTCTTCGGAGATCAGATCTTCGGCACCGCAGAGGCGGCGATGGCTCGCCTAGACGAAGCGGTCGCGTTGTCGCGCTAACAACGAGAGGGAGGGTCGCGGGGCGGCTCTCCCTCTTCGTGTTTCTGGGCAGTTATCGGTTATGCGTTATGCGTTATGCGTTATGTATTACCCATTACCCGCTACCCATACCCGTATCCGCCCGTACCGATTCGCCGATGGTCGCCGCGCAGGGTTCGCCCTTCGGCGTGCTGTTCGGTGGATTCAGGTTCGCCGTGTGGCATTGTTTAGTAGTCGGAGAGATTCTCCGCAGTATGGAAGGAGAGAACACTATGACGAACACAGGGAGCGGCATCGTTCTGGTCGGCTATGTGGACACAACGGCAGGGGTCGTGCTTTGCGTTGATTGCGTGAATCGTCATCAGGGCGCGACCGATGCGATGGACACCGTGTATAGCCCCGATGTGAACGAGGACACCCCCGCGTGCTTTGATTGCGGGGCATCGCTAGACGAAACGGAAACGCTTTTCCGAATCGTTCGCGTGTTCGCGGGTGGTCGGTATCCAAGCGAAACAGTCGCCGATGGGCTCACCATCGCGCAGGTTCGTGCGTGGACTAACGACCCAGAAACGAGCAGCAGAACCGCGAAGGGCGCGGAAGCGGTAGAGCGCACGCGTCTATGCGGCGAGTGGATGGACACCTACGAGCCACAGAGCAGGTAGCACACGCAGGGGCAACAGCAAAGGGGCGGCGATCCTTCGGGGTCGTCGCCCCTTTGTGTTTATGGGCTATGTGTTATGGGTTATGGGTTATGGGTTATGTGTTATGTGTATACGCCTATCCGTATCCGTATCTCCGTAATCCAATCCGAAAGAATCCGACGCGCTTCGGCGTGCGCTTCACCCTTCGGGGAGCACCTCGGCGGCTTCGGTGGATTCAGCGCGGGGGCGTGGCATTGTATAGGAGTCGGGGGGCTTCCCCGCAGTATGAAAGGAGAGCGCACTATGGCAACGGCAGAGCAGATTCACGCCGCAATCGCAGCGGCGAAGGGGCGCGTGTTCACCCTCGTGGCGAGCACGCTCCCGACACCAGAGAAGGTTCTGGTGAAGCGCGCCAATGACGCGAAGGGCAAGAGCGTAGAAGGGCACACCTTCGCCGCTCAGCAGACGCTCAGCACCTCAGAGGTAGACGGCGGCACGATCTCAGTCGTGCGCGTCAGCGGGCGACCCGACCCAGCGTGGGGCGGCGGCGATCCGATCCGCCTCAGCAAGAAGGGCACGCAGTCGGTCGGCTTCCTCGTCTACGCGATGAACGAGTACGGCGAGGCGACGGCTTGTCCCTACGCTTCCCGCGAGGGGTCGTCGTGCTACGGCAAGGGCGAGCGACACTCACACCGCGCCTATGGTTTGGAGCGCATCTCGTCGGTCGTTGTGAACGGCGAGGAGTTTGTAAAGTAGAGCGCGGCGGCGCGTCGCTCCTTCGGGGGCGGCGCGTCGTCGCAGAAAGAGAGGGCACTATGAATCGGAAAGCAATCATCAGCCTTCGCACCTATGCGGAGATTGAGCAGGAGCGCAAGAATCGCGCCTTCGTCGGTCGTATGGCGTGGTACGCCATCAGCGCGGCGGCGGCGTACTTCTTGGCGCATCTCGTCTACGCGGTGGCGCGTGGTTGAGGTGGTGTATCTCGCGGCGGTCGCCGTCGTGATGGCGTGGATTCTTCGCAAGTAGTCGCAAGAGGCGGCGTGCCTTCGGGCGCGTCGCCTCTTTGTGTTTCTGGCGGGTTATGGGTTATGTGTTATGTGTTATGTGTTATGTCTTACGCATAACCTATGCCAGCCTTCCCGTGGTTTCCATCTACCTATTCTCTACCCTTCGGGTCGCCTTCGGCGCGCGCTTCGGCGTGCGCTTCACCCTTCGGTGGATTCATCACCCCCCTCTGGCATAGTGAAGCAGTCAGGGGGAGCAGTCAGTCCCGCAGTCAGTCCCGCAGTCAGTCCATCCGATCCGCTACGGCGCGATGATGGCGGTGAGTCGGGCGGTCAGTCGGGCGGTCAGTCTTGCTCTGGCAGGGGGATGGCGTGCCGTAGCGCGCCATCCCCCCTACTCACTACGGCACACGAAGGGGGATCACGATGAGCGCAACGATCACACGGCTCACCACGGAGCAGCCGCGCGGATGCGGCGCAACAGCGTGCGGCGAGTCAGCCGTCGTCAGCATCAGCGTCAGGATCGCGGAACGCTACCCGAAGTCCAACGGCATCTGGGGTACCCGCCACATCACGGCACTAGTCGTGCCGTCGTGCGCGGCGCACGCGTCAGCAGTCCGCGATGCGATGCGCGAGGTGGGGGAGTGAGCGGCGAGGGGCTGCTCTCCCTCGCCTACATCGCCGCCACTTGGATCGTCATCCTCGCGGTGATGCGTCGCGGCTAGTTATCGGCTCCGAACTATCCCAACCCCCCCGCGCGTTCAGGCGCGGGGGGGTGTGGTCTCAAAGGCTGCACCTAGATTTTTTCTCCAATCCGCAAGGATCGGATGTCAACCCCATATTTCCCGCTGGGAAAGAACCCCCCGATACCCCTATCCCCTAATTTTTTTTTCGATATCCTCGGCCTTGATAAAGCCCATGATCGCGCGTGGGGCTCCGTCTGCCGGTACGTAGACCATCATCGGGATAGTGCGTACTTCCCACTCGTTAGTGAGGGCTCGCTCGATATCCACGTTTACTTTGATGACGGTGATGTCAGGGTTGAGGGCTGCGAAACGGTCTACTTCTGGCATCGTGCGCTTACACGGCTCGCACCAAGGGGCCCAGAACTCCAGGAGAAGGGCTTTAGAGCCACGGAGAGCGGCGATTTGGGTGGAGGGGCTGTCTTGGTGCATGGGGCGCTCCTTATGGCTGTATTTGGGGGAAAAACAACCCCCAAGGTTTCCCCTGGGGGTTGAGTACATCTCCCTCCGAAGTTGTGATGACTTCAGAAGCGTGACCAGGGCGTGATGACCCTAGAACGGAATGTCGATGTCGTCGTTGATATTAGCAGATTGGGTCGACCCGACAGGTTCCTGCGAGGCACCGTCCTTCTTCTGCTTCTCGACCTGGAGGAAGCGGCACGAAATCGAAATTTCGCTTCGTGCGACGCCCTGCTTGTCGGTCCACGATGAGACCGAAGGGACGCCTTCGACATAGACCAAGTCGCCCTTACGGACGATTTTCTCGGCAATTTCAGCCTTCGCATCCCAGCACGAAACGCTGTACCACGTGGTCTTCTGCTCTCCTGCCTCTTTCTGATTGTCCGCCACGCTGAAGTTGGCAACGGTCTTGCCGGTCTTCGTTGCGCGGGTTACTGGGTCGCTCCCGACGCGCCCAAGGAGTGTGACCTTAATCATCCTAGATCTCCTTCCTGCCATATCGACAGGTCTACATATTCGGTGTCTTGCTGCGTCTGGAGAGACCAGACCCTTGGCAAGAACCACCGATCATTAATACCCAAACCCGATGCAACTGCATCAAGCGTGAGTTTCAGGATATTGTCGGCATCCATCGGCCTCTTCAGGCTGATACTAATGTCGACGATTGTCCTCTCTTCTTTTGCGGACCAGAGTGTCTCGTGCGCCCTGGCCCGCACGAGCGATTCTATCAGGGTCTTCCAGTCTTTTGCAATCCGTGTCTTGTAGACGATGTTTCCATGCGCACGGTATGCCGCATTCCAGGATGGGGGCCTACCGAGCAGCCGTATCCTCAGCGGCTCGCGCACGAGGGCGATAGTCGGGGGCGTCCATACGGACGACTCTGCATGTGTGTTGGAGCCGAGAGATTGCTGGGCCATAGCCAAGATCATCCAATTCATCAAGCGTGCGATTACTGGTAGCAATCGTGGGCTTGCAGGCACTATACCTGCTCTCAATCAGCACGTACAGTTTTTCGGAGGCCCAATCCGTCGCTCGCTCCTTCCCCAAGTCATCGAGGACGACCACAGATGCCTTGTCGAGGCAGTATTCGAATAACTGCGATGCCTCACCCTCCGAGTAGCGCATTTGCGAGCGTAGACGCTCCAGGAACAGCGGAACGTTGAGGAACCGCATCTTATGGACTGGCTGTGCTGAGGGCTGGTAGTAGATCTCGCGTTCCGCTTCCGCAGCCTGCTCTGCGACCCATGCCTCTGCCTTGCCCCGTAGTGCTGCGACCGCTAGGTGTGTCTTGCCTGTGCCTGGGGTTCCCAGCAGCATGAAGCCCTGATCTGACAGGGGGCTGGTAATCCATTCCTGTGCAGCATTACGGCCCTTCTCAGTGCCAGGACGATCAACCCAGGTAGAAAGGGATGAGGCAGCGTGACGCTGCTGAATCCCTGCTTTTTCTAAAATTTTTTCGACCCGTTCCGCCTGCGGCGGAGTCGTTTCGGCATGCATGCCTCACCTCCATTCTCAATCGTCCGTCCGCGACGGACGATTGTGTGCATGTGTTTGCTATTCGACGAAAGAATCCCGGCTTTCGCTTCGTGTGGTTGTTGTGACCGTGGCGCCGAACTTGGCTCGACCCTGACCGAGTTTGGTGATGTACGCAATGTAGTCCCCCTTCACATCACGCAGTGCAGCCTCGCATACCGCAGACATGAGCGCGGGGATTCCGCCCGGATAGGACTTGATGAGTCGTGCCACGCGACCGTAATCATTCTTGTCGGGAATGATGCCGAACTGCGCGGCGATGAATTCGGTCAGCCTGCCCTGCGGATTTGGCCCACCGACCACGTACTCCAGCCATTCCTTCATCGTGCGGACTGGGACGGGGTTATCGTCGATGTGATTGATTTCCAATCGCTCGTATCGTTCTCGCGCTTGGGCAGACTTCTTCAGTCGCTCCGCGCGTGAGGCATCTTGTGGGGTCTCCTGCCACTCGTCCCAATCGTGGACTACAAGTCCATCAAGCAGCCCAACCCGTCGGAACACCGCAAGCCACTTGGCGTTCTGGGTGCCAACGACGGCTTCGATGTGCTGATCGGATTCGAACACGCCGTGTGTTTCTGATGCCGCGCACAGAAGCGTGATCCACGCCCAACGCGCATTGTTGTCTGGTAGTCGCCACAACTTCTTGTGCTTTGGCAGGTCGCTGTAGCAACGCCACCACACACGTCGAACTGTCTCCTTTGCGACGAGGTCCTCTGGGAAGAACGGAATATCCTTGTAGTCAGTCATCTAGTGGCCTCCCTCCGCAATGCAGATCTCACATCCGCATGTTGCAATGTTGTGACACTTTTCGCATCTCCACACACCAAGCCCTGGACCAGACTTTAGCGTCTCACTTGTGTCGTCGCCGCAGTCCTGGCACGGCTGGTAGCCGTACTCATCTGGCATCATTACTCTTGCTCTCCATCCAACTTCCCCATGAATGCAATCATTGCCAGCGGATTGCGGAGATTAACCAATGCGTCGGCTGGCGTCAAGCCACTTGCGACGACTCGGAAGAATCCATCACGGTCAGAAGCCTGCGCCTGGTAGAAGTCGGGCTTCGACTCCACCGAAAGCATCATCGTTGCCGGTAGGTACATCTTTAAGACGCGAACCGCGCAGGAAACGCAATCCTTTTGATATGGCTCATGCTCGCACTTCGGCGGAGCAATGTCGTAAAATTCAACATACCCCGCCGGCGACATTATCGAACCCTCGGTGGGTCTTGTAGCGTTTTTACTGCATTGTCGGCAAGGGTTGGAAGAAGGACCTTCAACGCCCTGCGAGAATCTGGCAACTGCTGCGGGTGGCTCTCCCACTTGTCGCACAACGCGCGGAACTCGCACTTCTCGTGGATGAACGCTGTTGGGTTTGGGTAGATTGCGCCCTTCTCTCGTGCGTCAAGGAACGCCCGAACTTGAACGTACAGGCGGTCAATCTGATCTTGGCTTCTTCGGGTTGGCCTTCGGTCAACGTTCGGACCCTTTGCTGACTTGCTAATGATGTTGAACGTCACCTCTGGGTCGTGACCGAAGTTGTCACGGACAGCCAGGGCGTAAGCCGTTGCTTGAATGTCTCCGTGCTCTCGACCCTGCTCCCACTTTCGCTCTGCCGTCTTGTGCTCAACAACGTTCTTGTTATCAAGCAACATGTCAACGGTTGCCTTTAGTTGGATGGGAAGCGTGCCCAACTTGCTGTGCTTGATGTCGGCCATAAACGTCTTTTCGATGCCGCCATCCTGGTGCGGGGTCCAGTCATCGCCTGCAGTAATTGCTGCCTCTAGCATCTCCTGACCCGTGGCGCTATCCGTCAGGATGTTGCGCGTGGTCTCTAGCGACCAGTCCACCTTCTCCGCCTCTTTCTGATAGGTGTCGGAAAACCCAAGCAACGCAAATTCCCTTGCTTTGCCGCTGGTAAACTTATTGGACTTATTGCTATACCAAAGTGCCAAGCCGGAATGCACTGCAGTCCCAAGCGCAAAGAACGGTGTCGTTCGCTCGGTCCACAGGCCCATCTTGTATTTGTACCACCAGCGAAGTGGGCACGAGAGATACTCTCGCAACTCACTCACGCTGATATAGGTAGGGTTACGCTCAATGATTCCGTGACCGCCAAGGTCTGGAAACGGCGCGCTACTCACTGGGCAAGCGCCTCACGCTTTGCCTTATACACATCCGCAAGATACTTGCGTGCGTCAACACCAAGCGACGTCTTGCTGATGTCCAGGCCAATCTTGCTAAGTTCATCAACCGAAGTTGCGCTTGCAATTGTGGATGACCACTCATCGGCAGCAACCTGCTCCTGTTCAGTTGGCTTTGCTGCAACCTTCTTGGTCTTTGTCTCCCTGATTACGCCGTCGGAGTCGGTCTCCCGTGGGGAGTCCTCTCGCTTTGCGCGAATCTCATCGTCCGACGCAACGCGCTTAGACGGAAGCCCCGCCATCACGAGTGCGCGACCGACAGCCGAAGTTTCGCAGTTCTCAATTTCGGAACCACGGGTGTACGGCGTTGCTCCTGGGATCTGCATGGCGCTGTGGCCAACCCCAGCGGGTCGGTCGTCCATGAATCCAAGTTCATCAGACGCGCCGTCAAACTTCACGCCACGGTAGGCGCGAGCCTCAATCACAACGCGCTTCTCGTTGTGCTCAACGATGCGAGTCTCAATGCGACCGTTTGGGTATGCGTCATACCATGCGCGAATACGCTCCGCGACATCAACGTAATCCTTTAGTGCGCTCTTATCGAATGCCATTACTCTGCCTCCTCTTCAATGTCTACAAACAATTCCGACTCGGGTCGCCCCAAGTAGGTACTCAACTTCTTGCGAAGCGAATCGGTCATTGGGCTTTGCCCATACTGGACCTGATTCAAATACCCGTATGAAATGCCCAGGTGCTTCGCAACCCACCTGCGCTTCACGCCAGATGCAGCAATAATACCCCACACCTTTTGGGTGGACTCCCGCTGCAAGTGTCGCTTCTTAGCGTTGTTTTCCCCGCTTTGCTTACTCATCAATGCCCCCGCCCATTTCCGGCATCTCTTGGTTTGCCCAGAATACATATGCCATAGATGCCCCGGCAAAAATGTACTTACGCTTAACTGGATCAAGGTAGTCACCCTCGTTGGCATCAAAGTACCGCGCCAGGGCGGCGTCCATTACGACACGCCCGAACGTTTGATTTTTGTCTGGCTCTGAGATTGTGGGTGACTCAATTCCCTCAAGGGCATCTCTCGTCAAATTAAACCCAACGATATTAAACTGCTCTTCTTCCTTGTATTCATTAATAGTCTTTTCGATTTCGTCAGTCACGCTTTCCACCTCTCCGGTCTTTGTTTGTTAGTGGAAGCCCAGAGGCGTCCACAATTTGATACACACGCTGCCTGGAAACGCCAAAATCACGAGCAATTTCAGCCATGGTCATCCCACTTGCGCGAGCGCCAAGAATTTTTTTAGCGCGCTCTACGCTTGCTGAATGCCACCGGCTCTTTTTCTCAATAAGAGCGCAATCCCAACAGCGAACGGAAACTTCGGTTGACTTTGGGCCGCCACAATCGATGCACCGAAATACCGATTGCTTGACCTCAATGTTCTCCATAGGCGATGAGTATGAGGTATCACAACCGTATCGTCAAGAGCGATATGGTTCACCCGTGCGATTTCGCGCTTCGGCGCACGAAACATGCAGTTGCATGGCGCCCAACTGGAGGACCGGGCCAAGGTTCTTGATGGCGGCCGTCTTGTCGCTGATACGCACGCGATTAGGGCACTGCGCCCACTGACATATAGAATTCAGTCTCGACAACTCTTCTGCAAACCTAGCCATTGTGGTTCTCCAAATAATTATTTAATAACGGTCGCCATGTCCTTGAGGCTTCCGTCTTAAGCCGATGATGGTACCCACAGAGGATAACGCAGTTACCTTCCGTGCTAGGACCCCGCTTTCCGAATCCAGCAGAGTTTACATGATCTACTTCCAGAATGATACGTCCACCAGAGCCGAATTGGCTGCCGCAAGGCCCTGGCATCCCGATTTGGGGCCCAACGCACCCTCGATCGCGCGACATGAGCGCGTAGCGAAGTTCTTGCGTTACGGGGTCCTTCCTCGGCACTACTCTGCCTCTTCGTCAATGCGCCGTGACTTAAGGAGGGCTGCGCTCATGGAAAATTGTCGAGACATCCGCTCTAGGCGCAATGACGCTGTCCTTAGCGCAATGACATCTTGATTATCCTCGGTCGCAGCAATGCTGACGACTGCGTATCTGACTCCCAGGTCGTGCAGTTCTTTTGCGGTTCCTGCAAGCAAGTCGGAAATATCAGGAGGATTTGGACTTGGCGCTTCCTGCGGCACTTCTTTTCTTTTTTGGAACAGTTTTCTTAGCATGCTCATTCACCTTACTGATAGATGCCTTCTTTGGCGATGAAGAGGAGTTTAGCACTTTGCAGGGCATGCAAAAGCATGGTTGCTGATGATACAACTTATCCATTGCCGTCCTCAGAAAACCATTGCAATACGGCTCCATCCTTTGTTACTGGGCAAAGATCGGCGGTAAGTTGATCACTAGCAATAAGCCCGTCGATGATTTCCTTATTAGCATCGCCCACCACCGGCTTACCCCAGCGAACAACAATGGTAAAACCAACCTGTTCGGAAAAAATAATGCCGGCATCAACATATTTCTGCCAGACAGCGGCTGCACCATCACCGTAAGTGCCTGCCCAATCACTAATGCGATCCGGCACGACAATATCCATGGACATTGATTAGTCCTTTCGCTCTTGCGCCTCTACTGATCGCATTACCTTAGCAGTCCACGACTGCCCCGCATCGCCGCCCCAGAGGGCCCACGCGATTCTTCCTGCTGATGGATATCCTGGCTCCCCAGGGCTAAACCCCTCGCCCTTCTTGTCTACTTCGTGGCGAGCGAGATAAGCGCTCATCTTCTTCACGCGAGCAATTGTCATCCTGTTGCCAATGAGCATACGCGCGGTGCGCTGCCCTGGGCCAATGCCGCCTCGACCGAACTGCTTGCGCCAAAGAAGGCCACGTGCGGCCTCAACTTTGACGCTATTGGGAACAGTCAAATTAACTGACTTGAGCAATCCTTTTTCCGCATCTTCCGGATCGTCTGGAACTTGCGCTGGGGTCATTGTCTTTACCCCGAGTTTTCGGTACTCGGCCAACACATCCTCGTCATTTTCAATTGCGAAAGCAATATCGTTGTTCGCCATCAACTCTTTCATCACGCGCTTCTTGAAGACGGGCTGCGGCTCGCCTGTGTCGTTCATGATGAGTCGTTCGTATGGAACATCAAACTTGTTAAGCATCGCCTCTGTTTCACTGCGCTTGCTTTCGCTTCGTGCAGTAAGAATGTAGATTGCAAACTCATCTGCCTGATCGAGCAGGAAATCAACAGTGTTATCAATTGGTCCGCTTGCAGTTGTTAGCGTTCCGTCAATATCGCACGTGATTACGGGCTTACCGGCGGCCTTTTGATCTGCTGGCTGCTGGTTTGGACCCATCTGCGGATTCTCTGGTCGCATCGTTTCTGGGTCTGTTGCGTCTTCTGGGTCGGGGTCTCCCTCTCCGCCGCCATCCTCGTCCGGTCCGTCTTCATCTGGCCCTTCGCCATCAGGGTCTTCATCTGGCTTTTCACCAAGCAGTTCGTGCTCAAGATACTCAATATAGAGAGACATTGGCATGTAGCCCTTTGGCGACATTACCCAAATCTCATCACCGTACTCGCCAATGCCGTCCTGGCCGCGCTCCTTAAGCGCGTCATTGATGCGGAGCCACGGAAGGCCGCCAAGTGCAGCCTTGTAATACTCAGCAATGACGGCCTGACTTGCGCGACCAACATCGGTGTAAGCAAATCGAAGCGTTTCATCAAAGCGCCAAATGATTTCGCGGGTCAGGTACTCGGCAATGAGGTCAAGCAATGGTGCGATACCGTTGTCGGCAGTAAACGCTGCGCCGACCTCTGCGCTTGATCGGTTTACGTCAAACGAGATGCCGATGTCTTGTGGCTGAACGCCGAACACCGCACAAATCTTTCGCGCCAGATAAATCTGCCACTCCATAAATTGCATGTCGCGGTTCGACGCGCCAAGTGGTGTCCACTTAACGCCCTTACCGCCGCCGACAATTGCAACCATGCTCTTGCCGCCAATTTCTGCTTCCCAATACGCCTTGAACTGGTCAACCTGGTCGGGGCGAATGCCCTCGCCGAGGTCAATGATTCCTGGGGGCGCAGCCTGCATGACGGACTTTGAGTTATAGGCAGCCGCAGCAAGGTCGGCCTCAATGGTTTCAGCAAGAACCTCTAGTGGCGAAAGCCCAAGTGGTGAATACGTTACTGGGTTGTGAATCAAGACAACCATCTCGTCGTTGCGGTACTCGGCAACAATCTTGCCGGTCGCATCTAGTTCGAAATAGCGAGGGTCGTTCTTCTTTGTTCCGTCCCAGTCCTGGTCAAACGCAATAAAGCCCGCGTCCTTTGGCCACAGGTTGGCAATCTTCTTGGAGCCGGTTGCGCCCACGCGCGACCCGCGCGTCAACTCAACTTCAATACAACCCTGATCAAGTACCAGAAGGTCTTCAACTACTGGCTCAATAAATGAACGGAACGAATCCCCACGTGAGTTTGGGTGGCGGAACATGTAGCGCAACTCTTCAACAATCTTTTGATTTGGAGTTGAGTTGCCATCAAGGTCAACAATGTCCCAACGCGCACGGCTTACCTGCTGGCGGCGAAGGTTGATTGCGGCGCGAAGCCACGGGTTGTTTCTGGACCATCGGCGCAACTGCGCAACGCTGCGCTTCATTACGCCGCCCTGCCCAACTGCTGCTCGGGCGTATGGGCTGTTCTCCCAGTCTGGGATTACTCCGATTTCGGATTTGGGCGCAGTGACAACTTGCTCAGTCCGGCCGAGCAGTCGATCCAAAAAACTGGGGCGCTCGTCTGCCATCTATCTAGTTCCCCTTCGGTGTCGCCGCAAAGCATCCTGCCAGACACCATTCAGCATGTCCTGATTAATCAAATCTCTTGTTTCAGCAAGCGTTCGCATAACGACTGGCTTGCCATCTTCGTATGTTACCGCACGCATGCAAGGGTACCTTGCCCACCACTGTGGCACAACAAAGTTTCCGTCTGTGAACTTTACCTCAATGGTCCCCTGGATATCGTAGCCCATGGCTACTCCTCTTCTGTCGACCCCTCGATTGACTCGTCCTCTTCGTCGGCAATCTCCTGGTCAATCATTGCGCTGACTTCAAGGCTGTACTTCTTTCGCTGGGGAACGCTCATTTTTGCCTTGTGCAAGTCAATATAACAGGCATCGCAGACCAAATAGCGCCGTTGCCCTTTTGCCCGGGGCACCATGGGCTCCGGGACGAGGTTCTTTTCCAGGTGATGCTTGCCGGTCAAGATCGTGCAATTTGCGCACTTTGGGTGGGCCGAGCGGTTTGCCATGTACTCCTTGAAGATGGGGGCAGCCTGCTTCTGGAGTCGCTTAATGGCCAGCGTGATCTCACGCAGTTCGTTTTCAGTATGGTTAATCTCTGTGCACAGTGGGCATATAGGCTCGTTCATGGGCATATTGTAGCAGTATTGGAAGATTATGGGATCTTCTAGAGATGTTTCACGTGGAACGCAGCCCCGCATATTTGAAAGATGTTGTAATATGTCCCAATATGAGTGTATGATGTTCGCCGGGACGCCTCGTTGGCGAACCGCCAAGTCAACTATGGGTTGACGGGATGATGATACTTACGTAGATGCGACCCTTAGAGTCGCCAAAGCAGCCCGGGGGGATTACTGTGGACTTTAAACTTTTTACCGGAACTCTTAAGGCTTACGAGACAGAGAGCGGCGACCGCTACGTATCTGGAACCACCTCTTCAACCATCCGCGACCTCCATGGTGATGCCATGGCAATGTCCGCGTTGAAGAGCATGGAAGACACCGCCAAGCAGAATATGACCGTCTTCCTCAACCACAACTACAACGTCCCAGAGGATCTATTTGGCTCAGCAACCGATGCGCGCATTGTTAAGCGCATGGACGAAGAGACGGGCCAAGAGGTCTATGACCTTGATATCGACGTCAAGGTTTGCCCAGAGGATGAGAACCCACAGGCAATGCAGGCTTACCGTGCCATCAAGCGCGGAGTCAAGTTGGGGCTTTCTATCGGCGCTCGTGTTGAGAATGCCGACAAGAAGCGCGACGAGAAGAGCGGCATTGACACCTACGTCATCAACAAGGTTCGCCTTCTTGAGGCAAGTGTTGTGGGCATTCCAGCAAATCAGCGCTCATACCTGCACAACGCAGTCAAGAGCCTGCGCTCAAAGCCGGAAGAGAACGAAGTTGAGCATGCCATCATCCGAGACCTCACCGATAAGGTGGAAGAAACTGAAGGCCAACAGGCCGCAGGCAAGAATGAGACAGAGGATTCAACCTCTGCTGAATTGGAGAAGAACATGACTGAAGAGATCGCCCCACAGGTCGCAGAGGAGACCCCAGAGGTCGCCCCTGAGGCCGAGCCAGCGGTGGCTGTTGAGCCTGCCGTTGAGCCAGTAGCCGAAGAGGCCCACGCAGAAGCCCACGCGGCAGTTGATGAGTACCGAGAGGTCTCAGAGGCTGACGTTGCAGAGGTTCTTGCAGAGGTTCTCGCTTCGGCAACTAGCAACCGCCTTGCACTTGAGACCGGCGCGCCCCTTCAGGGTGAGGCCGAGGCTCCAGTTGCAGAGCCAGTTGCTGCGGAGCCAGTTGCAGAAGAGGTCGCCGTTGAGGCTGCCCCTGCAGAGGCTGCGCCTATTGATGCGGTTATCGAGGAGCCTGTCGCCGAACTGGCTTCCGAGGACCAGGGCGTTGAGCCCATTGTAGACCTGAGCGAAGCCGAGAAGTCTTCCGACGTGGACGATATCGGTAAGATCGTTGAGGTCGCCAAGTCAGCACTCGATGCAGCCAAGACGGCTCAGCAGGAGGTGGAGACTCTCCGCAAGGAGATCACCGAACTCGCTGCCGCGAAGGCCAAGGTTGAGAAGGATTTGGAGAGCGCCATGAACGTGATCGACCGCTTGTCGGCCGAACCGGTTGGGCGCAAATTGATTAGCAAGGCTACGGAGCAGCGACATAGCGACGCTACGTGGTTGCATCCATATATCCAGCGCGTTCTCGAAGCGCAGGACTGAAAGAAGGAAATAAATCATGAGTGAGATTAAGGAAAAGTTGCAGGATCTGGAGAAGGGCCTTGAGGCTCTTTCCCACACCCCTGCGGTCATCGGTAAGGATACCGACTCGACTGTAAAGACATTTGACGCAAACGAGGGTGCCGCCCTTCAGCGCGAATTGCGCAAGCGATTCAAGCAGATGAGCAGCGCCGAGATCACCGAGATGCTTGACATCCAGGCTTCCCGCGAGAATGGTAAGCAGGCTTCGTCCGAGGTTCTTAACACCTTGGCAGTCGCCAACCCACAGATCGCTAAGTTGCTTGATGCCAGCGGCGGTGCTGCGCTCATCCGACAGGACTTGGAGCCAATGCTCTACGCCCTGTTCGTAAAGCGATTCCCGCTCTTTGAGCGACTTCGCAAGGAGCCAGCAAACGGCTTGGTTCACGCTTACAATCAGCAGACCTCGTATGGTGACGCAGTGTTCCAGACGGAGTTGGGCACGGTGACGGATGACGTTAACGTCTACGCTCGCCAGACCACCAACGTCGCGGTACTTGCTACCCGCCGTGGTATTTCCCTCAAGTCACAGTTCGCCATTCAGCAGGGTGGCGCGGCCGGTAATCACGGCCTCGCAACCGAGTTGTCAGGCGGCGTGACCGCAATCGCCCACAAGTTGCAGAAGCAGGTCCTCCAGGGCAACGCTTCTACTTCGACCGCCGCTGGCGCGTCGACTGAGTTGGGTGCTTGGGACACGAACGGTTTTGACGGTCTTCGCAAGTTGATGGGATCAGCCGCAGCGGCTGGTAACGTCATCACCTCAAAGGGCTCCTCGTCGTACACGGCTGCTATCAACGAGACCGTTGCTGGCATCTTGAACAACGGCGGAAATCCATCGGCCATCGTTTTGAGCCCGACGGATTACGCTGCTTACACAAACGAGTTGCTCACGCTGGTCCGCTATCCAGGCGCTGGAAGCGTTGACGCAGGTCTTGGCCTTGGCAGCGTTGCCACGCCAGCCGGCGCTCTTCCGCTCTTGGCTGTTCCTGGTGACGGAATTGGTTCGTACGCTGTTACCGTTAGCGGTACCACGACGAACTACCGCGATATGTACGTAATCGACGAAGACGCTTGGGCAATGCCGTACCTTGGCAACGATGCCATTACGACGCTCGAGATTCCAGTCGGTGTCGCCGGTGCTTTGACCCGCTTGTACATCCAGTTCTGCATGTACGGCCTGTCGAACAAGGCGCCACAGTTCAATGGTAAGATCCGCGTCACAGTTGCCTAATAGCGCTGTAGCGTAGTTCTAATGAAAGGGGCCGGGCTTAGGCCCGGCCCCTTTCGATTTGTAAGGAGTATTTATGAGTGACAAGTTGATTGACGAAAATGGTCGATACATCGATCCGGCAAGAAGGACGGAACAGAAGCCCGAAGAGGCTGGCGCTGCACTTGCTTTCCGAGTGATTGCGAAGGCTGCGAAGGAGGAGATCCTCCCGAAGAAGATCTATCGAATCTACATGCCGATCGGCGACGCATCAGTTGCGCTTTCGGACGGCCGAACCTACCAGTTTGTGAATGACGAGTGCAATGTTCTCGGTAAGCACCTTCAAGAACTTCTTGACATGGGTGCTCGTGAGGTCAAGCAAGACCGTGGGGATATTGACCGCGTGTTCTCGGACGAGAACCGCTAAACAGCCTCAAAACTAGCCACACCACGTTCATCGCAGGCACTAGCCGGATGGACGTGGTGTCTTGTTTGGCATAGTATTTACCCATGATTAAAGTAACAGTACCCGTTCCAAGCATTGCAACGACCATCGCTTCGTATTCCCACATTCAGTTGGGACGAGCCGCTACGTCTGCTGAGGCGACGAGCCGAACTGGTTCTTTTGTTGACCTTGGTGCCGTAATCACCCTCTCTTCGCTTGTTTCTGCTTATGACTACTTTGATAGCGACGCTGCGGTCGGGCAGTGGCACACGTGGCGACCATCCAACTCTACCGGGAGCAGCGGTGGCTCCTGGTCTACACCGTTCCGTGGGCAGGAGCAGGGATACATCACCGTCGACCAGTTCCGTGAGTACGAGATGGGCGTCCTGACTAACGCTGATGGATCAGACATGGGCGATCGAAAGTTGGAGCGTTTTATCAAGGTTGCCAGCAGCCTTGTCGACTCTTACACCCAGCAGTCCTTCCAGTTGCGACAAGACACAGAGAAGCATAAGTGGAACCAGGCAACGAGAAGGGTCTACCCGTATCGTCGGCCAATCGTTTCACTTGTTTCCTTGACCGTAAATGTTAGCGCGCAGCAGAGCGCGGCATTCACCGTAAACGATATCTTCGCAAACAAGGACAGGAACTACTTTGAAGTCACTAGCCTTGCCACCGTGACCTACTCTCTGTTCCCCGTCCTAGTAAACCTTGGCCTCATTGAGCCAGTGTCGGTGTTGACCTACGTAAGCGGATACGCGGAAGTTCCGGAAGACGTTAAGGATGCAACGGCGATAATCACAGCGCACCTGCTTGCTGAGGACTCGCTAGACAAGCAGGGCCTTGGGGCTCTGAGTGAACTGACCGTTGGTTCGATGAGCATGAAGCGCCATATGCCAGAGCCTGGCGTGCGATTTGGCGGCATCCCAGGGACTGCGGCCGCCATACTGGACGACTATGTTGTGGTAAATGTCCGATGAGCCTACCCGGCTTCACCACCTCAGTCACAATCAAGCGCGTTGGGCAAACTGGGCATGCCGCAGACGGCACTCCAACGGTTGAACTAACCACCGTTTGGAGCGGAAAGTGCCACTACCAGCCAGAGAGCAAGGAATCAGTAAATCAACTCTACACGGCTACTGGTCAGGCGGCAGAGGCGAGGTATTTGTTCTTTGTTCCATACCTGACCGGCTCTAATCAGCCGTGGATTGCAGATCTTGTGGAGGCGGATAGCCTTCAGTTCCAGGTTGATGAAGTGATCAGGGAGGGGCTTCGTCACCACCTTATCCTGGGGGCGAAGAGGGTAGATCGCTGATGGCGGAGCGCCGCCTCCCCCCATCTTTTCGTCGCGGCAGGCGTCAAACATCGCTTGGCTCTCTTGTTAAAATGCGTGAGCAGGCGGAAGACCTTAAGGAATATGCCGAGGCCATCCGCAGGAAGGCAGGCGCCGTCAGGGAACTTGGGGCAAATAGGCAGGCGCTGGTGCGGTACATCGCAGATCATCCCGAGTACGTGGAGGCCATGACAAGAGCCTGGAGGACCGCGCTCTACGGCCCCGGCGCAATGACCCAGTGGTTTGCGGAGACCACTCGTGACGAGGCCCTAAAGGGCATTGAGGGGTATCCAGAGGCTGGCGTTCCGGTCGACAGCGGAGCGCTGCAGGACTCTCTTACTATAGAGGGAGCAGAGGGGGCAATCGGCGACGTGCTTATCTCTAGGGACGGCAAGATCACCTTTAGGTACGGAGCCGCCCCGGAGCGACAGTATGCGCCGTTTGCCCCCAACTCAACAAAGGAGCAGCAAGCAAAGATGCCGTTTGATAAGGACTCGACATACCTTGATGAGATAAACGAATTTTATGGCGAGGGCGGCGAGGGGTTTTTTGAAATTGGGCTTGAAGAGATGGGAAAGAGCGAAAGGCTAAGGGAGTGCTGGCTAGAGATAGGCAATATTATGAACTCAGCCGCACGGGCTTTTATTGCGGAGAAATCTAAGTAGACTAAGCCTTTGGCCTGTACTGCTTTCCGCGCCAAACCAACTCGTGACCAGTCCACGAAGCAAAGTCTGGCTGCCACTCTCCGGCATCCCTACCAAACCGCTCAATGACTGCAAATCCCGCAGCCCAACGGCTGACCTGATGCTGGGCAAGGTAGCCCAACTCCGTCCGTCGGCACATCATGCCCGTTGAGATGGCGGCGAGCCGGCGCTCACCCACGCCAGCAAAGCCGCCAACGGTCCTGAAGGCAAGGCCTTGTGAGTGGTCGTGCCCGCCAACAACGGAAACACCTGCTGCGTCCACGATTGGCATGATGCTGGCGCCACCGCCGGTATTCTTAGAATACGTCCCGTGCGTCGCAATGAGGTCTGGGGCAATCTGATAGTAGGAGCGCAAGTTCTCCGGCCCAGAGAATGCCGTGCCATCGTAGACCGCCGGCTCAATCCCAAGTCGGTCGAGCCGAAGGAGGGACGCAAGCGAGAGCATTTCAACTCCGTTGACATCGGTAATGCCAACAAGTTCCGGGGCCTTGCGGGCAAGCCACTTGCTCATCCGTGCTTCGTGATTTCCATAAATGAATACAATCTTGGCATTCTTTCCGGCGGCGGCTCTAATTTCCGCAAGGCGGTTATGTGAGTGCTGCAACTCGTCCTGAATGGACATCCCTAGGCGGGGGTCCCTGTCGAACGCGCTGGCCGCCGTGAGGTCCAAGATATCCCCAGTCAGAACAATTTGATCTGGTCGCTCTGCGGCGAGGAAGGTGAGGAACGAGGCGAACACGTCACCATCCTCAAAGGGGAACTGGAAGTCGCCAGCGGCAACAATTAGTTCACCACGATCCTTTGACGCGGTACCGATGCGGGAGACGTAGTCAAGTTTACTGAACTTAACCATCCCAATATCGGACATCTGTTCCAATTCTTTCATGGACGATGGGGTTGGCATCTTGTTGTAACCTCCATTAAATCTTCGGCCGTCTTGGATGTCCGCCGCTGAGCGGCGCCCATTAGATCTGCGACCATCTTGTATGTCCGTTTCTCCACGGCGCAGACGGTCACGCTTTACTCGGTAGGAATCAAATCCTCGCTCTGGGTACTTCTTATGGAAATCATCCCATTCAAGATGCAAAGCGTCTTTACGCTCGGTATCAGTCCAGTAGCGCGTGGGCATAGAAACCTCCCGTGCGGCTTGGATTTTTAAAGGCGGATTACGCCTTCTTGGCCTTCTTGGCGACAGGCTTCGCAGCAGGCTTTGCAGCCTTCTTGGCGACAGGCTTTGCGGCCTTTGCCTTTACTGCCTTCTTTGCGGCTGGCTTGGCAGCCTTCTTGGCGGTCTTCTTGTTACCAAAGATCTTATTGAGAATCGACATATACACACTCCATACTAGGTTCGGGCTACTTGCCGAACACCTGCATGATAACAGCATATATGGCCAGCAACAAGGCCAAAACAGAACCCCCCTCAGGGAAAGCCCACTTAAGAAGAGACTTCTGCTGGTTCTCCTGGGCCTCCCGGCGGATCTGCTCCTCCCGCATCTCCGTCAATGTTGCATGAATTTTGTCCATGCCCTCTTCAAGGTGGTCAATGCGGCGAGATACGTCGCTAAGTTTAGTCGTCATTTCTCCCCTCCAGTGGGCCCATTCGGTGAGGTAATCAATGTCTGCCATGCGGGTATTCTCTCTCATTACACAATAAGAATAAAGTTAAATTCTTGCTGCGCAGGGCGCGTAGGCCTAGACCCCCTTCCGGATGTCGTATAATATCTCTTGTATGAAGGGATTGTATGAGACGTTCTTTTCGGTTCTGAGCGCTGACGGCTCGCTGCAAGGCTTGTTGTCTGGTTCGGCTGTAGATAAGAAAGTCTATCCAATTCATCATGTCGGGGTTAGTAGACCCCCGGCGGTCAGGATAGCCGTCCTAAATGGGAACAGTGAAGTCGGCAGACTGGTCGAGAGAGTTGTAGTGGATGTGCTTATTGCGTCGGCGAGCGGCACAACTGAACTCAACAGTATCTCGAAGCGGATCGACGAACTGGTGAACCGAAGCAGGATGTCCGGGCCAGATGGTGTGGTAGTGCATTTGTGCGTCAAGATGCTTGAACGCGATGCCTACGATGCAAAGTCTTTAGAATATCGGAGAATAATCCGATATGGCGTAATAATGAAATAGAGTAGGAGAAATACTATGCTTACACTAGGATCTGGTCGCATTTATGTGGCCGATTGGTACGAGGGAGCCTCGACGGTTCCAAGCGCCACTTACGTAAGTGGTACGCCAACCACGACTCAGTCGAAGTTGTATGAGATCGGCGAAATCGCCGGTGACGTCGACTTCACGCTTGAGTTCCAGGAGAAGGAGTTCTACGGTCAGTCGAACTTCGCAATTCAGAAGGCCTACTACGGCGGTAAGTGCGAACTTAACGCTAAGAAGGTCGAGTTGAACCTTGCAAACCTCCAGAACTTCTGGACGAGTTCGAGCCTTATCGCTCGTGACACCTTGACCTCGTATGACCACGACGTGACGGCCTCAGGCCTCCCACGCCCGTTGTACGTCAAGTTTGTCCACACCCGTTCGGATGATCCGACGAAGACTGTGACTGTTCACCTTTATAAGGCGTTCAGCCCGAAGTTGACCTTCCCATTCACGCGTGAAGACATCACCACCATGGACATCGGGTTCATGGGCGTGACCGACCGCGACGTGGCTGGTGCCGCCGACAAGATTCTTCTTGTTGAGGCTTCCTAATTGATTGCGGCGTAAGCCGCAATCAAACCCCCGCCCGGCTTGCTGGGCGGGGGAGCGACTTTCCCAGATAAAACCCCTCCCTCCTGCTCCACCCCCACTCAAACCCCCTACTTTGTTGTACAATGAATAAGCCGTTTGGCAGGAAGTTTATAGAGGAGATTACCCATGGCAGAACTTAGCGTAGTCCGCAACAAGGGTGCGCTCACCCTGAATGATCTTGCTGACCTAGAAGAGAAGTTTGATAGTCGACTAGATCAGTTGGACACTACACGATTTACCGTTCTCCGCTACATCATGTGGCTCGTCATTCGACGTGAAGAGCCAGGCGTAACTGAGCATCTTGTGGGCGAGCGGTTCGACCTTCAGACGCTTCAGGTTGAGGCACTTGCGGTACTTCGCCGCAGCGGTCTTCTCCCAGCAGAGGAGGAGGGCGGACCAGCGGACCCAGTTGAGGCGCTCAAAGAGGGAAAAGCGCCCAGGGAGTAGCCTGGGAAGACATTGACTGGGGTGGGATTATGGCTTCATACGCAGATGCGTATGGGTACACCCCAGATCAATTTATGTCTTTGACACTCCCAAACCTTACGCACTTTGGGGATCACGCACGGCGTCAATCAGAAGAGATGGAACGCTCGTCCAAGGGAAACTCAGGCTTCAGTTCCTCTAACACTGGATCTATTGGGAAAAACGGTCATAATAGCAAGCAAGGAAAGTGGAAGAGCGGAACTTCGATTGAGTCCCTTATCGGAATGTATGGGGACCCTGCATCCAAGAAAAACATCATGAACGAAGCGCTCGGACAACCCCCCAAAGAAACCAAGGAATAGCATTAAGGGATTCACATGGCTGACTTCGGCGGTAACGACGATCAAGACATAAAGATAAATATTGATGTCGTCGGCGCAAGTGAGTCAGCAACCGAGATCGATGCGGTTGCCGATTCCATTGAGAGCGTTG